TACCATAGCATCTGGTGTAACATTGACCGTAGATAGCGGTGGAACATTGGTGACACTATGAGTACATTAAAAGCAGATACAATCCAGAACACATCGGGCGGTGCAGTCACGCTGACTAATCAGTACGCAGCCAAGTCATACATTAACTTTGACAATGATGGCACAAGTATTTTTAAGAGTGTGAATGTCAGTTCGTTAAGTGATGACGGCACTGCCGATTATGCCTTTACAATGACAAACGCCTTAACTGATGCAAATCATATTGTTTCGTTAGGATTTCATTCTGCTGGTAAAAACCCACGCATAGTTAATGTTGCTCCTGATACATCTGTTACAACTACATACCTTCCACTAGAGGGTATGACTACTACAACTGGCGCGGCAGACGAAAGTGGTATTACTGATATCTGCATTTTAGTTAATGGAGACCTAGCATGAGTACCATCCTAGTTGACAATCTCACAGGCAAGACCTCTGCTGGCGACATTACGGTGACGAGCGAGGGCGGTGCGGCTACTCAGTCCTTGCAACAGGGGCTGGCGAAGGCTTGGGTTAATTTCAATGGCACTGGTACGATTGCGGCTCGTGACTCGTTAAACCTAAGTAGTTTGGATGATAATGGAACTGGCGACTACGGTGTAAATATGTCAAGCGTGTTTAGTAGTGCAAATCACTCTGCTCACGGAACTTGTAATGCTGTTGGTAACTACTCAAACGTAGAGATTAATACTGTCGCAAGTAGTGGCATAGATTCAATGCGATGCTGGAATGATAACCCAGCGACTATTGACCCATCACTTGTATTTGCAACAATGCACGGAGACCTCGCATAATGGCTGGAACAATAGTAGCGGATACACTGACCCACTCAACCGCAGGGTCAATCGCCACGAACTATGTTGTTGATGGTAGTGCGAAGGCTTGGGTGCATTACACAGGTACAGGTACTCAAGTAATAGATGACAGCCTAAATACTAGTGGCATCACTGATGGTGGTACTGGTCTATCAACAGTGGCTTTTTCTAGTTCACTAGCAAATTCAAATTATGCGTTTACTTTTGGTGGTGCTAGGTCATCAACGCCAAACGAAATGTATTATGCCGCCGCAAATGATGGTATACTTGTGGGTAGCCTTAAACTGCAAACTTGGGGTGGGTCAACAGTTACCGCTGTTGACGCAAGTGACGTGACTTTTATAGTTTCGGGAGACCTCGCCTAATGCAGACACCTAACTTCAAAGGCACTCACCTGTTTGACCGACTATGCTGGGCTAAAGAAAGCCTAGAGGGTGTGCAGTCTGACTACCGTGTTGTCTATGAGGACAGCATTGACGAGTGCGCCAAGATACTTGTGCCTGACCCGAACTGGATGGCTTGCGCTTTACAAGGCGGCATCCTACCACCAGTGTGGGTGTATCACGAGTTGGCAAAAGACGAAGCACAACCTGATTTCAAGAAGCATACTCGTGGCTATTTACTGCACACAACAGAACCTATGCCAGCAATGACAGAAGAACAGGCTATTGAATACTTAATCATGAAGGATGTGCCACAGCATGTCTGGCAAGAATGGAACACAGGCAACAAACCAAAGATGGTTATCTGCCGTAAAGAACAGTTACCAAGCACTAGAGAGTGGCGTAATGCTTGGAAGATAACTGATAACTTAACTGCCACTGATATCGCAGCATAGGAGAAACACATGGCTGTATCAACATACATCGTAGATAAGGACGGGAACCAGATTGACGCTTCCACGGCTACCGTTCCTTCTGACCGTCACTTTCGTGGTGCATGGTCTCTTAATGGAAGCGTAATCAGTGAAGACATGGACTCTGCACGGGCAATCTTCCGTGACAAGATTCGTGAAGCACGTAAGCCATTGCTAGAAGCAAAGGACGTGGAACTGATGAAGGCACTAGAGACTGGTGCAGATACCAGTGCTATTGCTGCTGCAAAGACTGCCCTTCGTGATGCACCTGCTGCTGCCGCCATTGACAGTGCCAGCGACATTGCAGCACTCAAGGCAGCATGGAACGCAGACTTGCTTGGCGATAGCCCTTACGCATAAGACACAAAAAACGAACACGGAGATAGGTTATGGCACTCACTCAGATTACAGGTGAAGGACTGCAATCAACCCTTGCTATTGGGTCTGAGGGCGGTGCTGTAACCACTTCGGTTCAACAAGGATTGGCGAAGGCATTTATGCACTATGATGCCTCCACAAATACCATTGACGACAGCCTAAATATAAGCACGGTTCGTGATAATGCCACAGGAGATTTTGATATAGTTGTTACTAATAACTATGGAAACTCTACTCCGTCACTGATGGTGGCAACTGGTTACCAAAGTTTTATAGGACATCAACAGAAATCAGAAACAACTTCGTCTGAAACACGGATTAGAACTGACAACGCTGCTAGTGCGGCTAGAGATAGAGACCAGACGATGTATGTTGGACACGGAGACCTCGCATGAGTTACATCGGTAAATCCCCCTCAACAGGTGTTCGCAACCGCTTTGTCTATCAGGCAACAAGTGGTCAAACAACCTTCACAGGTAGTGACGCAGACAGCAAGGTACTTACCTATCAGGACAGCTTGTACTTGGACGTGTACCAGAACGGTGTCCTGCTCAAGCCAACAACGGACTACACCGCTACGACAGGCACAAGTGTTGTCCTGACAACTGCAGCATCCCTGAATGACATTGTTGAGATGGTGGCATACGATGTGTTCAATGTTGCGAACTCATACACAAAGACTGAAAGTGACAATCGCTACCCATTTAAAGGTAACAACAGCATCATCCGTTTGAATGGACAGAGCATAGATGCTGACATTACTATTGACAGCGATGAGAATGGTGTCAGTGGTGGACCAATCACACAGAATGCCACCGTCACTGTTAACGGGTATTGGAGCATTGTATAATGACTAGCGTTCTTAATGTAGATACCATTGCGGATAAGGCAGGTACTGGACCAGTTGCCTTTACTAAACAACAAGCCGCTAAAATGCACTGCGTTGTTGACCAGACATCCACACAATCAATTACAGGTAGCTTCAATCTTTCATCTATAACAGATAATGGTGGTGGTAAAACGTCTATGACGATGACAAGCGCAATGTCTGATGCAACATATACAATTTCTGGAACAGGTAGAGTTACTGGCGGCAATGCTTGTATTCATGACGAAGATAGTGGTGTTACAAAAACTTCAAGTGTGTTTGGCGTTTATTTTATTAGACAAGACGGTGGTGTGTCTGACACTACTGCACAGTCAGTTGTTCACGGAGACCTCGCATAATGGCAAGCATATTAAAAGTAGATGAAATGCAGGGTGTAACCAGCGCAGGTGATATCACAGTTACTAGCGAGGGTGGTAGTGCAACGCAATCACTTCAGCAGGGGCTGGCGAAGGCGTGGTGTTACATATCTAGCACTGGTACTGTGGTATCTGATTCGCTAAACGTAGCTTCAGTCACAGATAATGGTGTTGGACACTACCAACCAAATTTTTCCAGTAATATGAGCAACTCTAACTACAATCATGCAATGACAACAGGGCAACACGCAACAAGTCATAATTGCTCTACCGATGCCTCTGCTGCGGCTACATCGTCATTTAGGATTAGAGTTGCAAACGCCAGTGAAAGCGGAACACAAGACCACGCTAATACTTATGGATTAATTCACGGAGACTTAGCATAATGGCAAGCGAACTAAGAGTAAACACCCTGAAGGATGCGGCTGGTGCTAACAGCGTGGCTATGGAATATGTGGCTGGTGGTAGTGCGAAGGCTTGGGGTCATGTGGCAACAGCGAACTCAACAACGCTTGATGACAGTTTTAACTACACATCAGTTACAGACAATGGCACAGGCGATTGGACATATGCCTTCACAAACAGCATGACAAATAGTGCGTATTCTTTTGTGTCTATTCACGGCTCTGCTGGAAGCAATAGCGCATTTTCTAGGTCTAACACTTATGCAACTGGAAGTATTCGCTTTTGGACATATACAGGTGCTGGCGTAACTGATGCTGTTTTAATTACCAATACAGTCAATGGAGACCTCGCATGAGTAAAGCAGCAGAGTTAGCGGCACTTATCGGTTCGCAAAGTTCCCTGTCAAACAGGAACCTCATCATCAATGGGGGACAATCTATAAGCCAGCGTGGGACTAGCATTA